TCGTTAATCATAAAAGCCAAGGCTTGTGGAGAGAAGACCATACTCATATGGATTACTTCTTCCTTTGCTTTTTTCTTTTTCTTACCTGGCTTAGAATCATTCTTTTTTGGTTCTGTTATGCCATTAAAAATAGTGTCGAACATTTCAGATATCATATCTTCATAATCAGCCGCACTCATGTCTTGCTCAGGCGTAATCTTTGGTTTTATCTGATTAGTAAACTCATCAAGTGGCGTTTTTTCAAACCCACCTTGTCTATCTTTTTCGGAAAGATAGTATGACACAACATCTTGAGTTGGCTCTAAAATAGTAGCAATAAAATCTGATGGAATGGTTGTTTCTGTTTGGTTACCAAATGCTAACCAATTCTTAAGAACAATACCTTCTTTTGGCATACCCATTGGATCAGGAAGCACTATTGATTTAAATACCATAGGCTTAAGAAGAGTCACTTTGTCATTTTCAGAACTAGCAATCTCAGCAATCAGTTCTTCACCACTTCTTAGTTTGATTACTTTATAGATTTGTTCCATTCAGTTCTCCTTGAGTTGAAGCGACACCAACTTATACTTAAACTTCTCTTTAGTATATATTCGGATGCGCTCATCCATATGGTTCAGCGAATGGTTTCGATACTTCTTATGACGCAAGTCATCACCAATATCGTAAACATTCACCGCAGTTTTTGTTTCACTTTTGCGTAGACCTCTTCCAATCGATTGTAACACGCGTACAACAGATTTCGACGGGCTAGCAAATACGACATTGTGAATATTACGAATATTAATACCAGTTGAGCAGGTTCCATAGGAAGCCAAGAGGATTGAATTGTCACTTCTATCTACTACCTTTCTTATTTCTTCGCGTTGATCTATATCAGTTCCACCGTGAATAAAGTAAATGTCTTTATCCGGTATTTCTTTTTTGAACATGTCATAGAGAGGCTTACCATGCAACTCTACAAAGTTAAATAAAACTAATGTATTACCTTTAAGACTAGAGCAAAGATTCTTTATAAATTTGTTTCGTTTGTTATTGAGAATGATCCACTTTATTTCTTCTTTGTACAGCATTCGTTTTGCTTCTTCAATATCTCGATCAGAGTATTGAAGTAGAATGCAGTCAATAGACAGATTTGATAAGAGGTTCTTTTCAATGAGTGTAGCGGTTGTAGTAACATGTAATACCCTTCCAAATAATCCCTCTACCACTAGTTTGTGTGTATGGGTTCCATCAAGTGTTCCAGTTGTACCAACACGAATTGGACAACTTGTAAGTTTGGACATAAGTGATGATAAAGATTTGGCTTTAAACAAATGACATTCATCACCTACTACCATGTCAAATTGATCAAAGAATTCTTTTGGCATCTTATAGATGCTTTGCCAAGTAGAAATAACCACACGCTTATGCGTATCTTTTTCTTTACCAGATGAGATCGTATAGCAGTGTCTTCCAACAGACCATTTGTTTTCCTTTGAGTAATCCTCAAAGTCGCTGTACATCTGCGATACAAGACCAACAGTTGGAACTACAACTAGAATTTTTTTCTCTGGCTTAATATGATCCAGAAAGAATCGCATCAAGCAATAAATGATTAATGATTTACCACTGCCAGTTGGACATAACAGAAGAGTTCTTTCTTTCTGTATCGCATGTGTAATTGCTTTTATTTGATAATCATGTGCGCTGATTCTTTTACCAGACGCAGTTGGTCGAATGAATTCTTCGACATACTTAGTCACTTGTTCTTCTGTATAGTTTTTATCAGAATGCTGTGGATATTCGATTGTATAGTTTCTATCGTTGGCAAACTTGACTACATAATCCAACAATCCTGCATAGATTGTATGTGTAAACAAATTGAATAACCGAATCTGTCCATCCCAGATTTTGTTCTTATAAGCAGGAGTAAATTGATAATTAGGTACTGCGAAGGTGAAGTATTGGTTCAGTTCTTTGGCAATACTTCTTTCACAATTAACTTTGATATAAACAGAATCTAAGTCTTCAATCACTAAATCCATACCAGTATTTATTTACTGGCCGTTAGTGAATTTTGCCCAATCAATGATAGAACGAATGTTCCATTGACGATTATTGATGATCTTTACCACATTCTCTAGGTAGTTAACTTTTTCGCGTTGATACTCAACCTTGAGTTTCTGCTTAATTACTTGATCATCGGCTTCAATAAAATTATCCATATCATTCTTTAGGATATGGAGATCAAATTGCTCCCAACCATTATCATTCAATTCATCTTGGCTCATTTTACCACTGAAGTACAACCATTTCTTCTTACGAAGAACAGCCAGTTCAGATTCCATACGAGCAAGTGACAACTTCTCTTCCATGAAGAAGAGAAGATACTTATTATGGATTTGGGGAGTACGAGCAGATTCTTTGTCGAGTTGTGTCTCGTCCAAAGAGATATCTTTCTTGACCATTTCTTTAAGATCATCAAAAGTCATAACGAGCAGTATATCTCATATTACGATGAAGTCAAGACTTTGAACTCGTAATATGTGTATTTAAAACTGGCTGTAGCAGTCAATGGAACATTGTCTGTGGCTGTGATTGCAAATGGTATCTCGGATAAAGCAATAGGAAATGCGTTTCTAAATACAACTTCAAATTTGCCTTTATAAGCACTATTGGTTATTCTGAGAGTTATATCAGAGAATCGATCATGATATGCTACTGTATTGGCTGTGCTTGTGTAGTTACCTATGGTGGTTATCCAGTGATAGATTTCTTGCCATGCTCTTAGATCTTCATCTAATGTGAATTTAACATTCAACGGCATAAATGTATAAGCATTTCCTGGCAGTGGAATGGTTGTACTTAAAGTTGTTGGTTGAATCAACTCAGGCATAGAAATAGCAGGGCAAGTAACTTCTTGAGCAAAGAATGAAACAGTAGGCGCTCTACTGATCATTATTTGGAAGTAATTTGTTGTTAGGTAATTGAAATTACTTAACTTACTATCGTCTGGTAAAAATTCTGTATCTGGTTGTGTTGCCATAACTGTATTTATCCAAATAGAAAGGGGGGAGTCTTGCGACTCCCCCCAATCATCTCCCCAGATTAATTACTTAAATCAGAGTCCGAAACCAGTGTTACCATGTAGGTTCTCTACTTGGAAGATACGGTAGTATTGGTTACCACCGAGTGCGTTGATGTCAGTGTTCTCAGCGAATGGATTTGCGACCATACCGTAGCGGGTCTTGAATCCAATTTTTGGCTGGAAGGTGTTCTGATCAACAGCGCGTACCATTTGTAGTGGAACATATGGGCAGTAGAATATACCGGCATCATATGGAGATGTACCGCGGTATCCGACTACACAGAAGTTAACACCCAACTTGGCATATGGATCAATGTAAACCTTGATCTTGTTGTTAAGGACGCCGACGAAAGTGTTGCCGGTGTCATCAACTTCGAGGTTTGCAGTCATGGCTGGTGCGAGGTTGAGGAAGCCACCCATTGTGAGGGCGCTGGCAACATCGCTTGAGCAGATCATGAAGTTACCCTTACCACGACGAGTTTCCTTGGCGATGGTATTGCATTCACGCTCAATTTGGAACATGAGTCCACGGAAGCGTTCTGCACTCCAACGACCGTCAGAGTCGGTGTTGAGATCGTATCTTCCAGCGTTTGCTAGATCGCCTTGTTGTGCGCCAGCCTTGGAAACGCGGTAGATGGTGGTGATCAACTCACGGTTGATTTCGTTCAATACTTCGGTGCTGAGGATGTTAGCGAGTTCGCTTTCAGCATCGAGTCCGTGAACAGCCTTGAGATCTTGAGCCAACTCAGTGGTGTACTCAGCCTTTAGAGCGCGAGTCTTTGCTTCGACTGCGATGCGCTCAATGCTGAATGCCATTTGACGGAATGGAGTGGTATCACCGAGATTTTCACTAGTACCTGTTAGGAATCCACGGAAGGAATTCATATCGAATGCGCTATCGCGGATACCGAAGGCCAGCCCGGTGCTTGCATCAGCGACACCGCCGCTAGCACCGATTGGGTTGATACCGCCGGTTGCGCTGAATGCTGCACCAGCAGAGGTGTTACCAGAACCACCGAACTTAGCAAATGCTTCTTGGAAGAGTGCTTCGCGGCCGACTCCAACTGAACCAGAAGCAGCCTGTGCTTCGTAACGACTACGCATTGCGAAGATGAGACCGGTTGGTGCAGTCATTGGCTGAACACCAGCGATATCATAAGCAATGAGGTTTGGCATGGAACGACGAACGAGGCTGATTAGGATTGGATCATAACCAGCGAGTGCGGTGTTAGCAGTACCAGCAGCCTGAGAAACGCTGAAACCACCACCGTTCATGGCGTTGGCTGGTGCTTCAACGAGATATTGCTCACGGAGAGCCTTCTCTTGATTCTCTAGTAGGACGGCAGTGACCTTCTTTTTGTAAGAGTCACCGATTTGTGGAAGTGCGTCGTGAGAGAGTAGGGGTTCCCACTTCTCAGTTAGCACATCATAAGACGAGTTGTTTGAAAAATCCATTTCTATATTCTCCTTAATGTGTTTGTTTAGAAATTAGAGTTTGTTTTGTTTAGCAAGACGATCCAAAGTACTCAAGTAAGCGCCCATACCAGAGCCAACATCTTGAGGAATTTGTTTGTTAGTTGTCTCTTCGACAAGGTTAGTTACGGTTGGTGCAGAGGTGAAATAACTCTCCTTGAGAACATTTAGTTTCTCTTGGTATTGTTCGAGGCTGTCAAAATCGACGCCCTCTGCGAGAGAAGCAAACTTCTCGATTTCAACATCGGTTAAGTCATCAGCAACTTGTGCGAAGACTTGTCCTGCTTGATAAGCGAGTAGTTCCTTTTGCATCTCAATGTTGTTTTGAATTTGCTCGTTGAGAGAGGATTCGAGTTCCTCGTTCTCAGCAAAGAGTCCGTCAACGACATCGTACTTCTCTTGTGGAACTTCGATATAGTGAGTCTCAAAGAGTTCCTTAAGTCCAGACATGAAGTTCTCTGCGATTTCTGTGCGGATACCGTTTTCGACGGCGAGTTGATTCTCTTCCATCCACTCTTCAACAACATAACCGAGGTAGTCATCAAGACGCTCTGCTAGTTCGTTGACTGCGGTTTCAACTTCTTCTTGAACGACAGCAGCAGCCTCAGCGAGGACTTGTTCACGGAGAACATTGACTCTCTCGTTAACAGCAGCCTCAAAGATTGTCTTGGCTTTGTTCATGAAGTCTTCGGTTAGAGTCTCACCATTGAAGAGAGCGTTAAGATGCTCTTGCATTTCCTTTGGCTCTTCTGTCTCGGTTTCTTCCTCTTCACCCTTCTTAGCAACTTTACCAGAGCCTTCACCTTGTGGGCCTGGACCAGCAACTGAAGCACCTGGTCTCAGGGTTGCCATGTTTGCTCCGGCGTTTGGGTTGAAGTTTTGGAAAGCATCCCACTGTACTTTTTTACCATCAGCGGTTTGGGGTTCTGCACCGTTAATAGCATGTGTTGGTCTAGATGTTTGTGTGTCCATATTTTTTCCTGTTCCTCTGTTTAAGAACTATTGTTATTTAGTAAATGTTTATTTTTGACCAGTTAACGATGGTCACGTTTTTAAGTTATATTTCCGATTTGTCCTGTATTTCTCATTGTGTTTATTCTAGATTGTGTACGAGCAGAAAGTGGAGCAGGACGATTTGCAAGCATTCTCTGACGAAGTTCATCTTGAGTTTCACCGGATTGTTGTGTTGGGGTGGTGGTCATACCAATAGTTTGTGCCGCTTGACCAGTCTGAGATAATTTGGTATTTTGTGCCACTTGTAACATAGCAGCATCTCTATCTTCTTGACTTAGGGGATTAGTACCACTAATTGCTGTATTGGCAAGATTATTACTATTATTTTCTAAACCACTTCCAACATTTGAAACAGCATTAGAAACACCTGTCTTGACATTTGAACCAATACGAGCAGCAGTGCCTAATGTTCTTAGTAGATTGGGACCACTTGCTGTTGGGTCTGCTGTCATTCTATTACGCGCTTGAACTCCCAAGTTTCTCAGAGTATTTGGATCAATAGTTCCGCGTCTATTAACTGCTATTCCTTGTTTTGCTCTATATTGATCATAAGATTTCAATGCACCAACAAAACCACCTCTAATTTCAGATCCAATAACTTTTCCTTTTGCGTCTTTAACTTGTTCTCTTGATCCAAAGAATTTATTTAAAATTCCGGCACCGAGGTTGACATCAGCACCTCTTTGTTGAGAAGCCTTTGCTGCCATATCTGCTTTTCTTCCACCAATCAAAGCACTTAATTTTGAAGCGCGTCTATCTTGTGTGGAAGGAGTAGGAATACCTTCAACTGCAATTGGCTCAGATTTGGTGGTAGGTCCAGCAAGGACATTCCCTTTACCGGGAATGTTTACCATTGCTTCACGAAGATATTGTTTAAAACTTAACATTAAAGATTCTTGAAGAAATTTTCAAACAGAGTCAATGCTTTCTTTTCTAGGTTTCTGCTAGAAGTGGTACGAATAAGTTTCTTTGCTTCCATAAGATCGCGCTCTAACCAAGAACCGTTATTCCAAACCCATTCTTTGCCTTCCATGATGCCATTTACGAAAGCACCGGGAGCAGATGGATCTGCAACAATATCAACAGCAGAAAGCATGAGATCTGGTTGAACGATCTTCTTACCGTTTTGCTCAACAAGAGAACCCATTGCTCTTGAACTAACGCCTAGTTTTGCACCTTCGCGGATTAGTTCAGCAGCAATTTTACCCATTGGAGTGCTTTCCATAATCTTGGCTTTTCCGTAGACTTTATTCTGGCGGAATTCAAGCATTACGACTCTGTGACTTACGCGATCTAGATTGATGGTTGGACCTGTTGGATGTCCAAGTTCACCGAAAGCACGGTTGCAATCAACAAATTCGTTGATGTATCTTCCTACTTCTTTGTTTAAAGTATTAAGAGGATAGATTCTACCGTTTCGATTGCATTCCTCGGCAACCATGAATACACCTTCGATGAACAGATTCTTCTTATCGTCTGTTCCTTCGGTGATGTATCGAATATCTTCTACTGTTTCGGTGATTAACTTCATTATTTCTTCTTTCTCTTAGCCATTGCAGCCTTGATGGCTTTGCTTCTGGAACCTTTCCACTCATCGGTGGATGATTCAAGTTTGCCATCACCGTCATAATCTTTATTGGCTTTCTTTGCTTCGCTCAAACCAGTGTTACGAAATGCCTTCTTATTCATATCTTCTGCATTGTTATTATCATTGCAATCACCGTCTTCGCAGTCGGTTCCACCCTCGTATTCATATGGAGAGTTTCCACCAATTCCACCTTCGTATTCCATGACTTCTTCATCTTCATCAGACTCTTCTTCGTCTTCATCAGACTCTTCTTCGTCTTCTTCTGATTCTTCTTCTTTCTTGTGCTTCTTTTTACCTTCCATGATTTCTTCGACTTCTAGACGAAGATCGTTTGCATCATCGGTGGTTTCTTCGGTTTCTTCGGTATTTTCATCGAGGAAAGTTTCTGGAGCATACTCTTCAAACTTTTGTTGAAGTCTCTCAGAGAGTTTTTGCATGAGAAGTTCCGTAGCAATCTTTTTGGATTCTACGATGTTTTCTGAAATTACGCTCTTGATTAGATTATTTGTGTCCATTTTTTGCTCCGTAAATTCTTTCCGCAGTTTTCACTGCTTTTTTGAAACCGTGATCAGATTCCAATATGAGGTTTATTAATTTATCCTTATGTGAACTATTTAGAGAATTGTATAGTTCGGCTAGGTATTTAGCCATTTTTGGTGTTATCTCTAACTGGGAACCATCCTTAGCAGTCATCCAATTAGTTGTATTATGGTTTATTGCATTGTTGAATTCTGCAATAGGCATATACTCAGTTTTTACTTGTTCCTGTATTTGAACTGGAACTCGTTTAACCTTTGGTTCTAATGTGATGCTTTCGAACAGTTTTTCAGAAGCATCAAGATATTTCTTAGCCATTTCTTCTGCTATTCTGTCAGAGATAGCATAGAACAGTTGCTCTTTAAAGAGTTCTCTGTCGTTTTGTATAAGTGCTAGAAATTCTTTTCTGATACTCATTGCGGTGGTTGACCTTCTTGTGGTTGTGGTTGAATACCAAGAGCCATCATTTGTTGCTGTTGTTCAACTTCTTTGATCAACGCATCTTGCTGTTCCTTGGCAATCTGAGCATTGATTTCAATCATTTCTTCGTCGGTCTGCTTTAGAATGTTCTTACGAATATATTCTTCTGAATAGAACTTACCAACAAAGTTACTGAGAGTATTCAACATGTCGATACGATCACGAAGAATGTCATTATCCTTTAGTTCGGTGAAGTATGAATCTTTGTTAAACTTGAAGGTAATATCTTGGGCAATCTTATTCCATTCATCCTCTGTCATGATTCCCTTAAGAATAACTTGAGTCTTAAGAAGATCGGTAAGGAATGCAGCAAATCTCAAACGAAGTCTTTCTATGAACTTATAGAACTTAACTTCGTCGCGGGTGATTTCTGCCGATCTACCCATATTGAATCCGTTTTCGGACTCAAGACGAGAAATTGGAACATTGAGTGCGCGATAGAGTTTCTTCTGTAGATAAAGAACATCTTCCATCTCTCCAAGGTTTTGACCACCATCGAGAGTTGTGATTTCTGTTCCTCTACCACCTTCTCTTCGTGGCATCCAGAAATCCTCAAGCATGTGCTGATGGTTTCTGTCGTCACGGATTTGACCAGTGGCTGAATCGTAAGTAATCTTGTTACGATAGCGATTCATAATATCACGAAGATATTGTTCAGCCTTCTGCTTTGGAAGATTACCGACATCGACATAGAAAATTCTACGCTCTGGTGCGCGGGAAATGCGGTAGATGACTACTGCATCTTCAATCTGACGCAACATGTTTAGCGGACGAATTGCTTTCTGTAGATATCCAATTACTCTCTTGGTTACTGAATCGACAGTACCGGAGTGACAGTAAGTAATGGTATCAAGTGTGAATTTATAACCAGATGGAGTCGTTGGATACATTGCCTCTTTATCTGTATCTGCATAAACATAATATTCTTCGATTTTCTTTACGAATGGAATAATTTGTCCACCAGAAACTCTGGCTCTATCCTTTTCAATTTTTCTTACCTTCTTTATCTTAATTGGATCAACAGGAATAAGAGAAACTAATCCCTTAGCAGGATTTTCTTTATCAATTTCTTTGAAGTAATAAATCTTGCTATCGATATACCATCTTCTGAAAATTTCATGACACCGATTGGTGAAGTCAAGAAGTTTTAGAATGTGATTATATTCGTAGTAGATCTTTGTCTTGATTGTGTCTGGAAGATTGACATAATCCAAATTTAACTTGATTGGTTTTCTGTCTTCACCCATCACAATGCTCTCATTGACAATATCTTCGATGGCTGAATCCACTTCTGGGTGGAGTGCCATACCGCGATACTGCCCAATGAGTTGATTCTCATCTCTAATAGAACCGGAGAAGTCGATGGATGTACCAAAGACTCCTCCGGCTTCAAATGTATAGGTTCCATCATATGGCTCAGGAGTTACCGGAATCTGACTTGATTCTAGATTCTTTGTCTCCTGATCGTTCTTCTTACCAAAACTAAAACCAAAGATATCAAACGCCATAATATAGGAACCTTTTTGTTAGATGAGATTAAACTACGCCAACTGCTTCGTATTGGAAATGTGTATATGCAATTTGTAACTGGAATTGTACCAACTGATTGGCTGCACCCATGTCTAACTGAACAGGACCAACTTGAACTGGCCATGCGTTCTTCAAAAACACTTTTCTTAAAGAAGTATCGGATGCATGATCCAAATGTTCTACGGTAAGATCTACGCAGAAATTTGTCTTTTGCGCTCTATCTGCCGCCACATTGGTTTCATGGTTATTGAATTTTTGTGACCATTCGTGATAAGCAAACCATGTGTCATTTGCACCAGTATCATCAAGAACAGTTACAGTCCATTCGTTATATGATCTATCGCCTGGGAACTTATACATTCTTCCACGGAAAGGAATTGGAATGATTCCAACAATGCTTTCTGGTAGTGTTGTTGCAACGCAGTGAGTCTCCACGAACAAACCATTTGTAGCAGTTCCTGTTGGATCTGTTGCGGTGATTCTAAACCGATTTGGTCTAGTACCACCATTAAAGGCTGATATAAAGTTTCCTATTGAGTGAATTGACATATTATTCTCCTATGTGTTACTTTTTATTAGAGTTGTGCGTCAGTATTTAGGTTAGTAATGGTAACCTTCACATAGTTAATAGACTTAGTTGGTTTGATGTAAATGTCTGCTACGAATTGATTTGAATCCAATATTGCGGCAGGATTGTTCGATTCGTCGCAGACTACCTTGAAGTCGTAAAGACCTCTACCATCTTTGATGTTTTGTAGGAATCCAGTGGCTGCGTTTGCAAACAATGAACGAGTAGTTGCATCGTTTACTTCGAAGAGTACACCATTTGCAGTTCTTCCTAGAGTCCTCTTGATGTAATTGATTAGACGAACGACATTCACACGAGTTAGAGTAGAAGTTGTGGTTCCTTCTTGTGTGATATCACCGAATAAGTAGACACCATCACCAGCAATACCAATTACGGAATTGATTTTGTTGTTGTATAGGTTGTCTTGTTCGGTTGCAGTTGGGTTCTTGATTAACCGAACAGTGTTGAGGATTCTTCCTCTACGAGTTCCTGCTGGTGAGAACCAGCGTTGTGAATCTCTATCTGTTCTTACAAAGCATCCGGCTGCATCGCTGGCTAGTGGGATGGTGACATAATTTGTTTCACCAGTGTTAGATATACCCAACATAACCTTTTCACCACCAACTGCGAATAACTTATTATCAGCATTGGTTAGTGTTGGATACACGGTTGGAGTGGTTGGAACACCACTACCACCTGTATAACCATCATAAGTTACACCAACAATTCCAATGATATCATCTCTATATGATGTTATGGCTGATACTGCTGTATAATGTGTGCCTATTGCCTGTGAAGTAAACATTGAGTCGAGACCAATACTTGCATCATAGAAAGTCGTTGCGGCTTCTGCAATCTTGAGAACACCACCGTAAGTTAGGTAGTTATAGGCTGAATACCAATCAGTTGCCCATGAACCAGTTGGTCCAGTACCAGTAGCACCACCATAAGTTGTTCCGTTTAGTTTTGCTACCCAGTCACCTATTGTTTCGACTGTCATGTAACCGACTTGATTGTCTTGGGTTACACCGAACAGGTCTACTAGAGATGGGGTTGTTAGACTAACCATACCGGAGATGTGGGCGCCTTGCGCCTCAGATCCAGCCACTACGAATGAATTGTCTACTAAAGTTACTGTTACTTTTGGTCTTGTTGGCATGTTTTGCTCCTAGAGATGTCTTACTCTAGGGGTATTTATTGATTTGGTTATTTCAGTCCTTCGGCATTCCAGACATCGGTTCCGTCTGAAAATGACTTCATATCATCTTCATCAAACGAAGAAATAAAGCCAAATGGTGCTAAATCTTCCTCAAGTTGTTTGATTTCGTTTTGAAATAGAGCCATTCTGGTGTCTAGGTTGGTAAGTTCCTTGAAATACGGTTGCCTTGATAGCCAAGCAAATAGAACCAAAGACATAACCAAGTCATCATTGTGTCCTTCCTCGGCAGAATAACTTTGTGCTTTGCTGACGAACGACATCAATTCTGTTAAGATTTCGTAGTCTTCTAGGATCAATTTGTCCTGTTCTATCATGTTTTTGAGAACAGAACAACCAAGTCTTTTTACTTGTGAAGTAGTTCTGACACCAAAAACGCTCTCTCCTTTACCAAATCCACCACTTACAACTTGTCCTTTTCTTCCCTTCATGCTAGACATAAGCACATGCTCATACTCCAATTCGCTGTGTAGGATGTCTGCAACCTGACCACCAATGTCATTGATCTCAATAAAAAGATAGGCTTTATTGTACTTGTATCCGGTTTTTTCTATTACAGTCGGATATAGCATAGGAGATATTAAGTTATTCCTAAACTTACATACTAATCTATAAGGTGAACTTGTCGCGTCAATTACTGTAAACGCGCTATAGTCCTTTCCTTGTCCCCGTGCTGTATCTACCGCAATAAAGTATAAGTGATCATCTTTTGGTTCTTCGTAAACAGTCAAACCATCTTTAGTTGTATAGATTGGTTCTTTCCATGCCATTGCATTCAATTTAGCAGTGGAGATCAAAGTATTAGATGAACCCAAGAAGTTACATTCGAACTCAGATTCGAATTGCTTCTCAGATGTCTGCTTGATCATCTCCTCTTTCCACTTCTGATCCCGGAGTTTACCACCAGCAGTAGATGGAACCTGCGACCAGTGAACCTCTATGGGAACATATTCATTCTTTCCAGACTCTCCGGGTTTCTTTGTAGCACCCTTCCAGAGTTTGTAGAACATGTTTAAACCATTTGGGGTAGAGATCAACAATACCTTTGTACTCAAACCAGAGGTAATGGTTGGGAACACGGAACTGAAGAATTCTTCTGCGATGTTCTGAGGAACGAATGCAAACTCGTCAAGGAACAACAGATTGAAAGATCCACCACGGACAGCAGATGCTGAGGTAGAGGATGCTAGGATCTTAGAACCATTCTCTAGTTGAATAGATCCTTTGTTCCATTCCAGAATACCTTGTTGCAACCATTTTGGCAAATACTCGTAAGCCAATTTCAAACGAGACAACATTTCGCGTGCCGTAGATTGCTTGTTAGCAAGAATGGCTACGCTCATGTTTTGGTTGAACAGGATGTAATGAAGAATGTATGCAATAACCGTAGTTGATTTACCAGACTGACGAGGAAGTTTGGCAATCACATAACGATTGCTGTGGATCTTATCAATGATATCTTCTTGATAATCATACAACTCGAAAGGTACAAGACCTTTATCTAGAGTTACAATCTTAACATAGTTTTTAGTGAAGTAGATCGGATCGTTTGCACACTTCACATATTCTTCTACTTGTTCTTTTGTAAATTCAATTTTTACTCCGGGTCCCTTTAGATTGGGATTACCGAGGTAACTTTTATTGTTGTTCTTCCCCATTGGTATCTAATGCCTTTCTTCTGCTGCGACTTTCGTTTACTAAGTCTTGCAGATCACTTGTCGAACCAACATATATGGCATTTGTTGTGTTATTATTAACAGTGATTTTTTCTTTTTCAATTTCTTTCTTTTGCTGATGAAGACCCATTAAGTCTTTATTCATTTCAGCAAGTTGCTTTGCAAAATTTGATACAACCTCAAAACCACGAGGAGAATCTAAACTTTGAGCCAATGATATTGCATTATCTAGACTATCTTTACCCTTCTCAATTAGTTCTTTAAGATTTTCTCTAGCATATTCAAAGTCTGAGTCCATTTTCTTTTGTTGGACTTCTGGACTTGCTGGTTTTACTGTTATTTCTTTCGGCGCTGGTTTGAAATTCACACCTAAACTTTGAGAAATAGAATCAAAAACTTTTGGTACTTCTTCGTTCATAATTAATCATCCTCAAAAATATTAATATCAACTTCCTTGATGATTCCAGAACCACCTTCTTTGATACGACCATAGATGTGTGCTTTGGCTGTAAAGGAAAAAGTTGAAACAATCATTCTTCTAGAAGACATATCACCTTCATATGTCTCTGTTAGATTTGTACTATTCAACACAATTGGAACATCGACATTTACATCCAGTTCATTCATGTTTAATGTGACTATGAATTCTGGAGAAAAATAAGGAAGTATTTGTTCTATGATTTGAAGGTTGTCTTCGATTGTTCTGGTAAAACAATACAAACCATATTGAACATTGTATGGCACTTCGGCATAAGACTGATAAGTGTTTGTGTTCTGTTCATCTATTTTCACACTTCTCGACTTAGTGTTTAATTTATTGATCTTTCTAACCGGATCATATTGAAGGTTAGTGATCTCAAATCCCAGAAGTGGAAGTATTGATTCTAGTTTGACATTATCTGATATAGAACTCGCTTCAGTTAATCTTCGGATAAATTTTTCTTTACCGGAATAAGTGATAGGAACATTTATTTTTTCTGCTACGCCATCTGATGTTTTATTTTGTACATAGATTTCATCGAATAGACCACCAAAGGCTAATGTTAACTTTCGTAGAGTTTGGTTATAATAATACTGAAACATTAGTAACTTCCTTCGGAGAATGGATCAACATCAGTGAAATCGTAGATTCCAAGACTGTCTCCTGTCTGTTTGATGTGTTCATTGTCTCCGTCTAATGTAGAATTGATTGGAGTTATTAGTACGAGAACATTTGTTCCAGTAATGCCGGTAACATAGAACTCTGCACCAGAATCTTTTCCTTTGATTGTTTGTGAGGAATAGAAGAAAGATCCACTGATTCCATATATGTTCATTGTGTTTGCGGCATCATTATATTTGGAGCATACGGCTTCTGCTGTAGCATTTGAATATGTTCCACCAGTTACACCAAAAACTTGGAATATTGTTTCACCATCATAGAAACTTAGATTATTTGACACTTGAGTAGAGAGTGCAAATTGATATACTTGTCTCTTTCTTTCAGTTTCAACAACATCCACATCGGTTTCTCCCGTATCAAATTCGTCATTATCAATTGCAGTGAGTTCACATGTCAATGCGTATGTGTATAGTTTGCCAAGTTGATAAAATGGATTCTCATGTTCAACGAAGTTAATTTCAAATAAACCTTTGCTAAGTGGAAAATAGATTAAATCACCTTCTCTTGGTCGTGTGATTCCATCGTATTTCTCTGAAATTTCTTTATTGAATCTTTTCTTAGAAATAATTAAAACAACTTTATCTCTTACTTCTAAACCAAACTTAGAGATGATATCTCCTTCACCTTCAAATCCAGACACAGAAGCAATGTACATTTCGAGTGGAAATGCTTTATTAAATTTGTACTGGGCTTCTCCAAACAATATGTTTTTATCATACTGCTCTCGGGGAATGTAAATCATATCCCTACCCATAGTCTTGATGATCTCTATAGAGAGATCTTCAATTATGTTCTGTTCGCCTGAATAGTCTTTGAAGTAGGGATTATGAGCCATTTTATCCGACCATGAAGTTTATTGGGAGTTCGTATTCAAGTTGCACTTGTTGTTCTATTAACTGAATTTCGGTTTGTGCATCTGCAACAATTTCTGCACCGCGAAGAGTAACACCACCGGGAAGTTGAACACCAGTAAATTTGGACATATTCATTCCCCATTGTCTTTTGATCAGAGCAGTAACATACTTCTTTAAAAGCCGATCATTATAGATCTCTGTGAACTTGTCTGGGTTTAGAGAAACATATGCTTCGATCAACAAATTTCCATTTGCTACAAGTTCTTCTTTCCAGTTCATATCAATATGAAGTTTGTTTGTAACCTTACTGAAGCGAATTGCTTTTTCTGGTTGGAACATGTCTTGAATCATATTGATATAGCGTTTAGTGCTATCGTATTGAGCAAGACCCATATTACGGCTAGACATTAGATTGGTATTGATACCAAAGTAATCTGATAGTGCCATCTGGTATCGAACATCGAACATGGAGATGTTGCTGAGTGGACCAAACTGGAACAACTTGATGATAGAAACGATATCTCTACCTGTTGGACCGTCACCACCGAAACCATTTACTGGACCCAAATTATCGGTGTCGATATATTGGTTGGTAATATCAGTTGCGGTAACTGGGTACAAGAAGTATGCTTTTTCAACACCGTCAAAGTGACGCTCTGAGAAGTATTGTAAAGCATCATCAAGTCTATCTTCACATTGCTGCCAATCTACATTGATATCTACAACAGGTGCGCCCAGTTGTCGCAATGAATACTCAATAAGGGTTTGTCTTGAACTTGGTGATGCCATAAATTCTCCTTACAGGTATTTATGGCATTTACCAAATTACTTTAAAGGTTCGGAGTTTAATTTGTTCCCTTGTTGAGCAGCAAGTTTTGCTTGTTGTTCATCTATAGCCTTTTGCATTGCTTCGGGCATATCTGGAAGAGTAACAGGCATCTTGTTTAGATCTTCAAAGTTGATATTCTCGATGTAGTACTTACGAGTAATTGGTGGGATTGCTTCGTCTGGTTTGCTTGGAGCATAATTAGTAAATCCAGGCATAGTGATTGGGCAGTTTAACTTTGGATAGTCCAGTTTGCTATAGTCTGCACCATTAGCAACCAACCAAGTACCTTGTCTGTCACCACAACCGCAACCACCGCAGAAGTACTGTCCCTGCGTCTTGCTTTCCTTTAGATGCTCGCACGGTGGAACAACACCGTTGAGGTGCTTATCACCGAAACAACTTAGAACTCGTAGTTGCTTAGTGGCTCTGTTGATCTTCTTCTCGTTTAGACCACGAGAAGTAAGAGACATGGCAAAACTTTGAATCATTCCAATTTTCTTGGATATGACACTCTTATTATCTGGTACAGCAACTGTTCTAAATTCGATGGGATTGGGTTTGCTGGAACAAGACTTATCTTCACTCATAATAATTACTCCAATTCAATTCTTCTTATTAATCGAACATTAACCTGAGATGTTCTGGGTACTAAGTATATAGATCCGTAATCTGACTTGCTATAACTTTGACCGAACATAAAAGATTTTCCTTTAAAGATCTGAGAATCTAGGTTATATTTTGTAACTGACTGCTGCTCAAAGTAAGGAGTCGATGTTAAATAAATGCCACTATTCATGGATTTAAATACTTCTGGGATAAAGAAACCATGATTTAGTTTAGAGTTAATAAACTCTAATTCATTCTTTGATGGTAAATACCAGCCAGACAGTTTGGAATTTTCTCTTAATGTTTCCATAGTTTCGCTTTGTAAACCATAATACGTTTGGTTATCTCCGTAAGTATTCCAAAAACCATCATACATTGATGCTGGAATTACCTCAGTTGGTTCTGTTGCGCTGTTAATATAAGCAAGATCATAATCATTTGGTGCAATAATAATTGCCCAGCGTTTGGTAGTTGTTCCATATCCAACAACATTTGGAATATATTCTACTGCCGATCCCGTATATGGATTTCCATTAACAGTTGATCCTTGAGTGTTGATTGGCACACCCGGCTCAAATACACCAACATATAATCCATCTTGATAATATGTTAATTCAGATTCGGGCAAGGTGTTTTCTGCTTGGGTGATTCGTAATGTTAAGTTATTACCACAATTACCACCAACAACAGTATTGCAATCTACACATCCTTCTACTGGATCGTCTAGATCACAACAAATACCACCAGTTCTAAACAAACCACCAAGTCTAGTACAATTTCCTTGGTTGGTCTGTATGCAGTTAGTAATATCAACTGCACATGTGCAGCAACTACCATTCATTTGACTGTTACAAATATCCACATCTGGTTCAACAACAGCATAGCATCCTGAATGAACACATGAAAGATCAATTACATCTGTATATGAAACTAATGGTTGTTTTTCGAAATCGCTGAGATTTGATGCAATTTTTATAATTCTATTGCTCTCATCTACGGCAAAACAATAATCATTTGCCGGATTTTGATTATCTGGTGAAACATCATTTACATTTGAACAAGAAACTAGTTTATATTTTTTGCTTAATGGATATGTTAATTCTGTGTTTAAGGAATTACAAGTCATTGTTCCGTTTTCATCAATACCACAGAAAGTATTAGCACCAAGAGATGCTTTAACAAATTCTTTGCGTGGTAGAGATCTGATCATAGTTCTTAGATCTTTTAATTCTGGAAGATCATTTATGAACGGAGAATAATATTCAAAACTATTATCTAATTTTTGTCCAACAAAACCAAGTGTGGCAAAATTAACTTGAATATTGTCTGTGCCATTTCCTGTTGATTTTGGTTCAGGATACACATTGTGCTGATATAACTTTTTAAGTTTTTGTGTAACATTTAGTGTCTTGAATTGATTATTCTTTGCATCAAAAAATCTACCGTATATTACAACATTATTATTTGAATCAATATATGCACTAAATGTCATTGATGCTATTAGATCTAAAGCAGGCAGATATGGTATGTTTGTTAATGGAACTGGTGAGTTTCGTGAATTATCTGCAAATCTATTTTTAAATGCTGTTGTTGCATAGTAACGAGGAATTGAGTTTTGATCTAAAATTGCAAAATATCCATCTGTCCCTCTTGCCGGTTCTTCAATAGTATAATCTTGAGAATATCCACCGGGACATACTTTTGTAACACCTATAGAAGTTGTTGTTTGAGCAAATGGAGGACCACCAATAGATTCAAATTTTGGTCCTAAAATTAAATCAAAAGCAATCTGGTTATTTTTATTTCTTACTTGAAATACAGTTTGATTTACACCCTGAGCAAATTTTCCGGCATAATTATCATCAAACCATTTTTTATTGTTACAAACATTTATGTACCCAGGCAAACCCCAACAGAACACATTTGTTCCGTTTTCACACGAATTCATAACTGTATTATTTGTTTCAGACAATTTACATTCGTCTGATGCTGGGCTTGCACTTCCAACTTGTTCGTTACATTTTCTTCCGTTGTTATAAAATGTAGCAGTGTATGGAAATACTGCTTTGGCTGCACATTCTTTTTCACTACAGACATCAACACAATTTGCATATACTGTTCCATCATCATTAAACTCTGGATAGCAGCACGCTCTAGTTTCTCTGTAGTCTAATACATTTGATTGTTGTAATGTACCAGAAACACAGAGAGTTTCTTCTGATTCCTGACAAGTAGAACCCAATGTCCAAAGACCACTTAATGATTCACATTCGCATAGAGTTGTTACTGCTGTTCCACCTAATGAACAAGCGCAGCAGCAACCAAGAGATGATGGAGTAATGTCTGTATTTTCATCACACTGTCCTGCAATAAAATACCCATCCTGTTGGTTGCAGTCTGAAACTGTAGTGTTTTCTGTTTTTGAAACTAAATTGGTATTTGAATTATAAACATAGCAACATCCAGTTACACCATTGTTTTGAATATATTGACTATAATCTACTATTGTTTGTGATCTTGTTCTGAATTGAATTGACATATTAGCAACTTTCGTAGTTATAACAATCGGGGCATAACATATCTACACATATACCATCTGCGATTTTAACAGCCTTAGCCAATGTGTTACTTGTTTGATCTCTTTGGATTCTAAATGGAGAACCAGTTCCGGGGGAATCTGGTGTTGTCATACTAGATGGAGCAATCCAACCACCTTCTAAAATCCATGCTCCTGCATCTTCGCTTCCACCCGCACCATCACTTACTCCCAGACATGGAGCCCTACAGCCACCATCTGGCAATAGACAATTTGGTGGGCAACATTGTGGGTTAACACATCCTGCACCACATTCTGGTTCCGAACCACCAGAATCCCAACCGGATTGATATGAAATGGGAATCGCAACAACATCGCTGAAACCCATAGTCTGCCGACCCGGATTAATAGATGCAGGCGGATCATAGAAAACAGTTGCAGTTCTATAAGCGTCAAAATTATATCGAAGATTTCTTCCCAATATACCTCGTTGTAATAAATTACTATCAGTTGCTTGGGGAAGTTTAAAATACATTTCACCAACAGATTGTAGATTTGCAGTTGTTTGCGAAACCGGTCCATCTTCTGGTGGATAGAAGTATGAAAGTCCTAATTGTTGTTGCAATGCACCACCCGGTGGTGGTAATCCTATTGATGATGTCCAACTAACGCTAGATGGTAAATAATATCCCTTCAATGTACATGACGCTTCATCCGGGAGATCATTTGATCCATATGCAGCACCATAATAGTTTTGTAGTCCTACTTTATATGGATCGTATTCAAGATAGACCGAATCTGGTGTTATACATGGTTCTGTTGGATTGGCATCTACAGCAATAGATTGGAGATCAGCAGGGAAGTTTGTTCCTACCTGAAACTGCATTGCTTTTCTCATAGATGATCTGGAAATATTTTTCGATGGTCCAGATTGATTCGGTGTTGAATAAAACCGATCATAATATGCACTATACCACCAATATTTTCCTGAACCACCATAAAATTCATTAATCATTGGTCTTATATCTGCATCAGATAATAATGATAGATTGCTTGTTTCTTTTAAGAATTTTCCGTTTCTACATGATATGTAATCTTTTACATATGTTATTCTTCCCCAGATTGGTGGAAACGGGGCTCGTAAACCACTATTAAGTTCAGCATAATATGGTTCAAATTTATTCAGTGTTATTGTGTTGCCACTGTCAAATCTTGTTTTATATTTAATTTCTGGTATAGGATCACATAGTTTGCATTTTTCTTTTTCTCCGTCTGTTGTATATCCAAATCGTTCCAAACAACTTATTTTATTTTGATTTGAATCATTTGTTGAAGCATAAGAACCAACAAATGAACAATAGAATTTTCCAGAAACACTAAGAACACCTGCTTTTGTTCCAGCGACAACAGAAAGACCAGTAGGAACAATATCAGTTCCTGCTGATCTGGTAGACCAGTCTTCAATATAATAAGATGATCGGTTAGGAAAATTCAGTTGATCTTTTTGTACCGTCACCGTTCCAAATTTTGGGTGTGGGAGAGTAAAACTTAGTGAAGTAGTCCCAATCATTGAATCAGTTAATTTTGTGTTATCTTCCTCTGATACTAAAAATACTGCTCGATACGGTGCTTGTCCTGCATGTGATGCATGATTGAGCCATTCTATAGTGCCTGGTGTGTGTGGATTAATTGTGGTATCAGGGAAGCACCAAAAACATGCAGTATAGTTTTCAGGAACAGAAGTACATTCGCATGTTTCATTTGGATAATCTGGATTGCTTTGTGAACATGACGAATCTATTGGATTTCCATCTATAGATTCACATGTGTTAGATTGATTACATGGTTTATAGCAAGTTTTTGTTGCACATGGAGATCCAGCGCAACTTCCAGATGAATAGCCAGAACAAGATATACAAGTTTCTATTGGAGTACAATCTGAACCATCACATGTATGGCATGATACTGGATTGCATTCATTATTACATGAAGAATCAGAATAATATCCAAGATCAGAACACGACTGACCGGGATCTGGTGTCACTGGTGAACAATTACAACCATTTCCTCCTCTAGTACATCTATAGCATTGATTTGGTTTAGAATTACAATCACAATTAATTGCAGAACAATTTGTGTTCTTACCCATGTAAATACCACCACTCTCGTTGCAATCAAATGGTGTTTCTACATCAGTACAAGTATACGATTCCCCATTTTGTTTACAACATGCGCCGGGTGCTTTAATATGATCACAGCAAGATGCTTCGAAGCAATTAGCAGCAAATACAATTTTGCCACCAAGATATTCACAATGTTCCTGTGTTAGATTACCTAAACATTCACCATCTCTACAGCAAATTGTTGGTGTCTTGCATTGGTTATAGCATAGACCAGATTTATCTCCTTCTGGATCTGATTCTGGATCTGAATAGTTTTCTGCATCCTCATCGGGGTACAATCCAACTTCACCACATGTTATTCCTGATATAAAATAACCACCGACTGTTTGACAGAGATTTGGATCTATATCAGAAATACATCTGCCTTCTGAGCAGCAAACACCATCATAATCTTTTCCAGTGTTATTTACTATGCATGAATTTTTATTGCAGGGAACTAAACCCTCAAATGTTCCTTCTCGCTCATCGCAGTATGATTGAGTAACATAATCTTCGCAGTATTTAGTTCCATCTATGTCAATATAGCAACAAGATCCACGAACACCGGGATTAATTACTTCTGTGACACCAAAGCCGCGAGCAGTAAAATTGGCTCTCCATACAGAATCAGAATTCGTTCTCCACATGTGAAGAATATTTGTTCCGGGATAGAAGATTGGCTTACTTTCTGCATCAAACACAACATCTGTTGGGAAATTCCAAACATCGTCACCTTCTACAACCAAAGTGACAGACATAATCTGCCCGGTTGGAATTGTATCGTATCTGAAACCCTTTATACCAATTGGAGTTGTTATTTGATAAACTGTGGCTCTAGAAACATCTAATGTGATACCATCTGTATCGACATCATAGAAGTCATCTAGTGTTATAATTTTCTCACCGCGTTGGATTGGTCCAACGGAAAGAATAGAATCAGTAATATCAGCAACCACATTTCTTCCTGCTGTCTCACCACCAAAATTTACATATCCATAGTGAGAATTACCAATTCTAGTTGCAACGGTTGTTGATTCTGGAATCAAATCTGTAGACATGATGTATGTCTTTTCTTTGACATACACGATTCTATTATTTTCGGTAGAAGCAGAAATACCACCAGCAGTTGTATTAGCAGAAATAGTGAACCGTAGAGTCCCATCTACATCATAAGTCAAACCAAGTAAACCACTAGTTCTGAAGTTGTAGAAATCTAGGGTTATACCACCACAGACACCCTTTAATATGGCATATCCACCACCAACAGAAGTAGCAGTCAATCCGGCATATACTCCGGTTGCCCCCTGTAGGATTCCAGCAGAAGTAGAAGTTCCATCAGACAGTATTAGTTGAACAGTACCATCTTCAGCAACAACTACTTGAGTTATATAATTAGAGTCTAGTCCTGTAGCACCAGTTGCACCACGAATGGTTTGTGCTGGTCCTGTGATTCCTATCGGTCCTACTGGTCCAGCAGAACCTGCTCCAGAAGCCGGATATATTGAACTATAACCGATATTATTTGACATTAATTACTCTCTCATCTACAGGAAGAACATGTGTACAAGGATTTAAAACTATATTCGAATTGGTTTTTGAAATCCTTGTTTTTAAAGTATATAGGAACCATGCGACATGCCCTGAGTTTGGCTGTAGAAGATGACTTTAGCGAAGAAATCATCTTACCTGTGCTAAAATCTTGAGTATATGCTCTATGTGCTTGAGCGAGTTTGTACTTTCTCCAAGTATCAGTTAGTGGATCTCCAATAGTAACTATTCCCTCTAGTGCATTGTTTTGAGGATCATATGTCTTCATACCATATTCACCAGTTTGAAGTGTTTTAGAATCTAATAGTCTACCACCAGTAGTGGAAGACCAATACTTAGATGCAGATAGAGTCGTCCAACCAGTTGTTGCATTATAAATTAAACCGGCATTAATTGCATCCATGTTGTAATACATGATGTTCAATTCAAGTGCGCTTGGAATATACCAATCGGAATATCCATTGTATGACTCTTTATTCTTGTTACTGATATGGTATAGAGCAGTGTTTTCTGTGTTTACTGCATACCACATTTCGGTATACTTGGACTTAAAGTATTCGGAGTTTCTACCAATTTGACTTTGATCAATTGTTGATTGCCAATATGAAAGTCTGCTATGACTGAATCTCTGATATGCAAGCGGATCTATGGTTTCTAGTTTGCCATTTAGAGTGTAGTTACTTGCAATGAACCATGTATTTCTTTCGATAGATGTTTCATCAAATAGTCTTGTGTTTAGCAATCCATCAAATACTGTGGTTCCATACGGAGCAAGAACATTGTTCTGCCATAAAGAATTGCTATAGTTTTCAAACCCACTTGGTGTGCTGAAACCATTGACAGACATGCTCATACCAAAAGAAACATTATCTGTAGTGAATTCTTCTGGTGCTACAACCAATATCCATGCGCTTGGAATGTCCGATCCATAGACTTGAGATGCATATTGTTTATATGCAAGTGCTGGATTAAATCCATACTTCTTATACTCTGGTCCATTATCATTACATGCTTTTCCTTCATCAAGCAGGCAAGCATCGGTTAGTCTGTTATAGAATGTGAGATTGACTTTATCTACTACACCAGATAACGACTTAACATCTGTGACATATACCTTACCACCGCTCTTACTCAACGCACTGAGATCAACATAACGAGATGGTGAGAAGTTAGAGCAGTTGCACTTTATAGATCCATTATAAACACCATTTACTGGGACATATCTCTTAATGGTCGCTGTTGTGTAATTTTCTATCTCTGAGATTACTTCACCTTTGGCAAAATAACCATCAGTATTGAAACCAACTGGTGCTGGATAGCCAACAAATCCAGCCACAATTCCACCTTGGAAATAATCACCAATCTTTAATCCGGCTGGAATTGATGCTCCCGCATCTGTTGCAACAGCAGCAAAACGGAAGTTTGGAGCATTCTCCGAGTCTTTGCAGCACTGTGAGGAAGAACAAATGCTTCCTGGTCCTTGGAACACACCACCAAGAGTTAAGCAATCTCTTGGTGTGATGTCATCTCTGCAATCGTCTGCACCAATGCAACACGCACCCAAGAATCCGTCGATACAGCAATTTCTTTCACCACACGGTTTTACTTCGTACTTTCCTTTAAGTTCATTACATAGATCTTGTGAAGCAGAACTGTTTGGTAGAGAGTAGCAAATACCATTTACGCAGCAAGATGCATCGAGAGGACAATTACTTGGGCATCCTTCTTCGAGTTGATTGCATTTTACATTTGGATAGAATTTGCCATATACTTTAGAACAAAGTTCTTGGTTGGTTTCTAAACAAACACCATTCACACAGCAAGATCCACCAGAATAGCAATCACCAGTTAGATATCTTTCATTGCATGACTTGAAACTAAAATTACCACTTATAGATTCACAGAACTCTTGTGATGCATAATCTAAGCATGAACGATGAACCGTACTGTTTGTGTCATTCGCATCTTTACTGCAATAGCAGCACGAACCAATGATTGAACTCTTATATGTTTCGGTGGAATATGTTATTCCCTTACCAACCACATCTATTTGAACAGGACCAGTTCCATTACCACCAATTGTAATTCCTTCTGCACGGAATGACAGTTTTGGATATACATTTTTTGCAGAGTCTGTTACTGTTATGAAAACGCCCTGATCAGTTCTGTTAAATACATTTGATGTATTCTGAACAGTTGAATAACCAGCGTTAATTGTATTTAAATATGAAGAAACATCTGCCTGAGTTGTTGTATTGATCCAATTTATATTATTAATAATATCAAATGTAAACCCGGTTGTATAATCTTGGCTTACTTTAAATCGAAATGTATCTAATGTTGTACCAAATAAACTTCCGGCGACTGGAGTAATTTTAGATCTGTAATAGTTTGTGTTTAAATCATTAGTTGCATCTATTTTCTGACCAAATCCTGCATCGGTGATGTACAACAAACTACCAGTTTTTCCAACGGCAGCATTTGTTGTACCCGGAGTTACAAGATAGAATGAATCTAAACTAATACCACCAGTTATTTCACCAACTAATTTTATAGTTTTGAAGTTTAATGAATATGGATTAGTTGCTGAGAAGCCACCAAATATGCTTACGGCATCTACATCAGATGAACCAGTAAATGTAATTTTAAAGTTTGGGTTTGGATCTCTATATGAAGATCCTTTTGGAGCAGTAACACCAAAGGAGAAGTAAGTATTTCCTTCGTATGTTATACCTAAAATGTAGTTCTGAATTAACGCAGAAACGAATTGAATACCAGTTGCACCAGTTGGTCCAGTAACAGAATAACCAGTTATTCCACGAGGACCTGTAGGTCCTGTTGGGCCTGTTACATAATTTATACCAGCAGAAACTAGATTATTTGGTATGGATGATGAACCGAATATCATTATTGATTATCCCTTAGAAGATTTGGAGTCTTCCATAATTTATATTGTTCAGTTGTAGATGCTGGAATTTTCCCATCACATCTCAACGCTCTTATTGGTCTAACTTTAAGTTCTGTGCTTCTGCTTTCTTTCTTAACCATAAAGTTAGTAGAATCACCATTAGAATCAAAATACATTGCCCATGCAACTGAACCATGTTCTGGTTTTCCAGAAGTATATACACCTTCAGTTATTGAAGTTATATCAAAGGAACCAGTTGAAGACCAGTGCCAATCATATAAAGGAACTCCACCATTTGATAGCAGGTAAGAATTTGCATTGAATCCATAATATGGATTTGTTGAATCGTTGACTGTATTTGCCGCAATAAATGCTAGTTCATCGTGACTTGGAAGATACCAATCTGTAATTTGACTTGGGTTTCCAGTCAGTCCGTGTGAATTTGTGTATGAATTATTGTCAAACAGTTTTACCGCACGAACTGCTGTAATATCTGTACCCGATGCAAACTCATCTGATGTGAAATATGGAGAACGATCCAATTTTAAGTAATCTGCGTTATCAGCAGAAAGCATACGAATGGTATTGTAAAGACCCCAGTTTCTATTCCATAGACCATTAGCAGATTTTACATTTCGTGTAAACAATCTGGCAACTGGGTCTGTTCCGTTCTTTCTGGTAGAATAGCAAGATTGGAAAGTTACATTTTTAATATTATCAAGCGATTCACCAGTTACACCATAGTATCCTTCACCATATCTCAAGTATGAAGAATCATATGATTGTGTAAGATATGTGAAATCACCATAAGTGTAATTTGTAAGATTTAGAATTGGACCCCATGCAATACCATCACCATACCAAGGGAATGTATCTGCATAAGCCAATTCTTCTGTTGGATCTACAGCATTTCCATTTTCATCAACAGATGCAGGATATAGTGAAACTATGATGTAATATGAATCAGCGTCTTGTGATACTGATGCCAAGCAAGATTCACCAGTTACACCATATCCAACATAATCGTTTTCACTGGTGTAATATTCTGCTCCAGTTACACCACCATACATGAATGACGCAGTTATACCTTGTCGTGAGAATGCATGTGCGCCACCAAGTAGTTTGGAGTTTCTTGGATTGTATATTCCAACGACCATACC